TCAGTCGCCCCGATCGTCGCCTCGGCAGCAGGTCTGTCGCTCGGCGATGTCGCGACCCCCGGGTCCGTGGACTACTCCTCAGGTGCGTTCGCGCTCGACCTCACGGGCTTCATCCCCTGCAACAAGAGCCCTCTCCTCTCGGACTACACGCTCAACGCGTGGTCGGTTGACCCGATCTCTGTTGGGACGTGGGGAAACAACCTGCAGGTCCAGATCGCTGGATCGCCAAACTTCTTTGATGCCTCGACCGGCGTCTACACCCGCTTCGACATGCTGGTGCTGCTGCGCAATACGCCGACGTCGTCCTTCAACGTCGTCGAGCAGTACGAGGAGATGGTCTTCAACGACCCAACCTCGCCTGTCTACTTTGCCGACGTCGTGAACGAGTTGTCCGATTTCATCCGGATCAACGAGCCTGCCGGTGACATCCCGCCCTACCAGCTGAATGCGGTCCCGCACACGCTGGCTCTCGGTGGCGGAAACGCGCTGGCTCCCAACCGAGTCTTCTCGACCTCGCTCGGTGGACCCATCGCGCCTCGGACGGTGTCGATCGCCTACACCGACACGGGCGGCACGGCGCGCGTCATCACGGACGACGGTGACGGCAATCTGGTGGGGTCAGTCCTGACTTCGGCGGTCAACACCATCGACTACGAGACCGGCGCGGTCGAGTTCACCACCCTGAACAACATCAAGGGAGCCACGCTCGTCGTCGCGACCTTTGCCGACAAGGTGGCCGAGACGGTTCACTCCGAGATCCTCGGCGACAGCTCGAAGAACTACCTGCCGGGTGAGGAAGGCACGTTCGACTCAACGAACTGGGGTCGGTCGCAGTTTACCGACGCCACGGCGCTGGCTGCGACCTACAAGGGCATGTACGCCTTCAACAAGGTCGAGGAGCTGCTGCAGATCACGATCGTCGACTTCGCCGGGAACGTGATCATCTCGCAGGATCAGCTCGACTACGCCGCTGGCCGCGCGCTGATGCCGCAGGGTGGTGACCGCTTCATCATCCTCACCCCGCCTGCCGGGCTGACGGCCCAGAGGGCAGTCGATTGGTTCCGGTTCAGCCTCGCACGGTCCTCGGACTACGCGGCGCTCTACTGGCCGTGGGTCCGGGTCTCCAATCCCCTGATGAACAACCGGCCCACGCTGATGCCTGCCCTCGGGCACATCGCGGGTGTCTACGCCCGCACGGACAACAACCGGAACGTCGGGAAGAGCCCCGGCGGCACCGTGGACGGCGCCTTGACTTACCTCGTGGGTCTGGAAACGTCTCCGACGCAGGAAGACCGTGACCTCCTCTACCCGAACAAGGTCAACCCGTTGATCTCGTCGACGCAGACTGGGCTCGCGGTGTGGGGCGTCCGCACCATCTCGAACGTACCTGACTGGCGCTACATCAACGCTCGTCGGCTGTTCATGTTCTTGGAGAAGTCGGTCTTCAACGCTACGTGGTGGATCGTCTTCGAGAACAATGGTCCCGGCCTCTGGACGCGCATCACGGCGCAGCTGGAGTCCTATATGGGCAACTTGTTCTCGCAAGGCTACTTCGCGGGTGTGAACCCGTCACAGGCGTACTTCGTCGTCTGCGACTCCTCGAACAACACCCCGGCCACCATCGAAGCGGGTCAAGTCATCATCGACATTGGTGCAGCCCCGAACAAGCCTGCTGAGTTCGTGCGAATGCGCTTCCAGCAGAAGTCCCTCAATTCCTGACTTTCCACCAACGGGTCCATATGGTCCCGTTGGTGTTTCTCTCTGAACCCTCGTACTCTTCCCCCAGCTTGCAGGAGAACTCACATGGCTTCCCTCTCGATCACGAACATCTCGGCGTCGGCCTTCTTCCTCAACGATGTCTACGTCGACATCGCCGCAGCGCAGACCCTCGTCGTCAGCCGGTCGCCTGCGGAAATCTCGTCGATGGCGGGCCTGCAAGCTGCAGTCGCTGACGGAATCCTGACCGCATCCATCGCCTACACGGCGGATGAGTTGGCCTCCATCCCGCTTCCCTCGCCTATCGCTCCCGGCTCGGTGAGCGCGCTGGCAGTTGCTCCGGTTGCTGCTGCAGCGATCGACTCCGCTCCGGTCATCTTCCGCAAGGCGTTCGCCTCGGGTGGTGCCTCCGGCACGCTCGACGACGTGACCATCTACGCGGTCAACACGCTGCCCTACAAAATCCGCATCCTCGACGCGATGGCTCTCATCTCGGTGGCTGGCCCCGGTGCTTCAACCCTCGCGGTGCGCTCGGCAGCGGCTGGTGGCGGTACCCTCGCAGCGACTGTCCCTGCCGACGTCCTTGGTGCGGCTCGCATGATCGGCCCCAATGCTTCGGTGGTCTTGACCCCCGGCGCGATCGTTGGTCTGTTCATCCGCCGGGACCGTTCGACGGTTGGCGAGATCGTCATCACCGCCCGTCGCGAAGCCTGATAGGGTTCGGCGTCTTCGGAACCCTATCTCCCCAAGGAGCATGACATGGCTCGTCCGGCATCAACTGACTTCCTGCACTCGATGCGGTTCCACGTGACGACGTCCGGTGAACTTCCGGACACGCTGCGTCCCGATGTCTTCCCGACAGGCGTTCCTGCAGGCTTCATGAGCTGCACGACACCTGAGGCGACGACGGAGGCGGTGGAGTACCGGGAAGGACACTTCAACTACCCCCAGAAGTATCCGGGCAACACGACTGTCAGCGACGTCACCTTGCAGAAGGGTGTCGCTCAGTCGAACTCGAACTTCTGGAACTGGCTCCGCGTGGTCGTCGAAGGCTCTGGTGAGTACCGCACGACGGTCATCATCAAGCACTTCAACCGATCGGTGCTGACCCGTCCGGTTCCCATCACCAGCGCGAGCACAGGGCCCGGCATGCCCTACTCGGCGGCGACGGGTGCTGACGCTCAGGCGTCACGGACGTACAACCTGTACGAGGCGTTCCCGATCCGCGCGAAGGTCGCTGGTGACCTCGACGCATCGTCAAGCGACATCTCGGTGATGGAGCTGGACATCTCCTTCGAATACTTCGACGTGCAGGACACGCCAATCGCCGTCCCAAAGCTCTGAATCGGGACGACAACCAGAACGCCGGAGTTTGAGGTAGCCTCGACTCCGGCGTTTTTCTTTGAAGGTGACTGATGGCGCGCTCCAACCTGCTTGACCCACTGCGCGACAACAACTTCTGGCTCTACGACGTCGCCCCCATCGACTTCGCGCCTGCGCTGCCATTGTTCACCCCGCTCTCGGGGTTCTCTGCGGTGTCTTCCCCGGAGATCACTGTCGAGACTCAGCAGATCAACGAAGGAAACTGGCCCTTCACGAAGACCGTGGTGAAGGGCGCGAGCGTCGGGTCGATCACGCTGTCTCGGGGCGTGACGTGGTTCAACTCGGACTTTTGGAAGTGGACGATGGCCGCGCTTGCGGGAACAACCGGGCTGACTGGTCTTCAGATCGGTGGCATCACCTACCGCCGAACCCTGCTTCTGGTTCACTTCTTCCGAAACACCCCAGCTCAGAACACCGCTCAACAGGTAGCGATGGCTGCAGGTCTCACAACTGGCCTGTCGACTGTGACCGGGTTCTCCGTGGGAGCGGGTGCAGGCTTGGGCACCGGAGTGGGAGCGGCGACCACGTCCGCAGCTCAACTTGGGTCTCTAGGTGCGGCAACCCTCGCGGCCAACTTCGCTCCCAACGCGCCTACTTCGCAGGCAACCAGCATCAAAATCCCCGCACGCGCCTTCCTCCTCAAGAACTGCATCCCCTTGAGGTACAAGACCGGCTCAGACTTTGATGCGACCTCTGGGCAGGTCTCGATTCAGGAGATGGACATCCAGCCAGAAGCTGTGGAGGAAATTGCGATGGCCGCATAGGATACGAGGATGCGCCACTCCGAATCCAACGACGGCACCTTCGACCTGAAGGCCAAGCTCGAAGACCTCGTCGACCGCACGGGCCGCGTCGAGGACATGCTCGACGTCCTCTCCGGCATCTACCGCAAGCGCTCCCGCCACCCCGAGTATGCCGATCTGCGCGGGCAGATGCGTGCGACCGCCGACGTCCTGCGCGGGGCGTCCGAGTCCGTCGCCTCGATCTTCGGCGAAGAGGACGAGGAGGTCCTTGAACACGCTGCCGGTCGCGCGACGTGGAAGGAAGCGCACGAGATGGGGCGACGGAGCTTCAACCGTCTGCCCCCGTCTCCTCAGCTGCAGCAAGCGAGGATGGACGCCATGAAGGCGCTTCTTGCCCAGCAGGAGGGCACCACGACCGCCAACGTAGGCGCTTACGCCGTTCCCCTTGGACCGCCCACCAAGAACCCGTTCCCCAATCCTGCGGCATCTGGGTGGGAATCCGCATCGGTCCGCGCTCTTCGAGCGCTCAAGGCTGGAGACGCAGAGTACCTACGGGCACTGAAGGCGATGGGATGGCTCCCCTGAACACACCGCCCACTTCGCGTGGGCTTTTTTTGGGAGTATGGTACATCGAGTGTGAGGTAAGGCATGCTCAACATGGACGCGGGCCATATGGTCCCAACAGGTGCGATCTTGACGGACCCAGCAGAACCCGACGACCGCCGGATGTGGTCGCAGATGGTCTACGACGCTGCACACGGAAAATGTGCGAACTGCGGAGGGGAGCACAAGCTCAAACCCCGACTCATCGTTCCGGAGGAGGCGGGCGGAAAACTGCTCCTCGCGAACTCCGTGCTCCTCTGCCGGGCATGCGAGCTGGCCTCCAGCGTCTCCCCGAAGAAGGTCGCGGAGCAAGGCAAGCGTCTCGTCAACATCTGGGTCTCCGACCGGCTCTACAAGAAGCTGCAGGAGCGACGGGACGTCGGCCACACGAGCAGCATGGGCGCTTTGGTGCGCTACATGATGGGCCGCTACGTCGCCGACCAAGCACGCTTCGACGACCTCTCGTCGTATCAGGACGCAGGGTCTGATGTCCGGCTCAACATCTGGGTGGATTCGGACCTGTACTCGACTTTCAAAACGATCGTGGACGGGCAAGGGATGACCGTGACGACGGCTCTCAAAGCCCTTTTCTGCATGTACGAGGCGGAAGCCTCACCGCTGGTGGACGCAGCCGGAAGGAACAAGACGTGAGCGACAAAGCACCGACTTTCTCAGAGAACATCAACCAGAACCTGCTCGACACTCCGAAGCCGACAAACGGCGTCTTCGAGTTGCCGTGCGGCTACCTCGACAACCTTGGAGTGCTTCACACTGAGGTCCATCTGAGGGAGATGACGGGGCGGGAAGAGGACCTTCTCGCCACTCCGAAGCTCGGGGTGCAGAAGAAGCTCGGGATGCTGCTGTCCGCCTGTTTGGAACGCATCGGCACCATCACGGACAAGGGGCATTTTCCCAGCATCATCTCCCACCTCCCGACTGGCGACCGCATCTTCCTCTTGCTGGCCCTTCGCCGCACGTCTCTGGGGGATGCCTTCCCAGTCGAGGAGGTGTGCCCAGAGTGCAAAAGCAGGGGGAACTACGTTCTCGATCTCAGCGACCTCACCGTCCAGAAGATGACCAACCCGATGGTCCGCGTGTTCGATGACGTGCTCCCATCGGGCCGGAAGGTTCGCCACCGTCTCGGGACTGGTGCCGACGAGGAACGTGCCAGCAAGGTATCTGACGACGAGAAGCCCTCAGCCATGCTTCTTGCGCGCATCGAACTTCTCGACGGGAAGACGCCTACGATGACCGACATCAAGGGCTTGTCGTTTCGCGACCGGCAGGGTCTGCGGACCATGATGGAGAGCCACGACGGCGGCGTCGACACTGAGATGGACATGCAGTGCCCTGTCTGCAGCCACGAATACAAGAGCGAACTGGACTTGGGTCAGCCCGGTTTTTTCTTCCCGGGTCGAGTCCAGAAGGACTCGAAGACGAAATCTTCTACCTGATGGAGGTGTGGCACACCTCCTACGAGTCAGCGATGGGGATGCCGACGACCCGGCGGCATCGGCTGATTCAAAAGAAGGTCGAATTGGAGCAGAAGCGCGAGGAGAAGCAACGGCAGGCGGACTCTCAGTCCCGCGCTCGAATGAGACGCTGACAGGTCGTCGTGCTACAAAATCGTCGGTGCCCCATCTGTTGGAGAGTCGATGGCCCTCAATTTCGGTCTTGGTTTCAGCTTCCGAGGAAACGACCTTGGGCTCGGCAAGGCCATCAACGGGCTGAGTCGGGACTTTCGCACGCTTGGAAAGGAGATGCTGGGGCTCCAGCGGCTCCAGACCATGCTGTCGGCCCTGAGCTTCGACCGGCTCGGGGAGCTGGGGGACAAGTTCAAGACGCTCTCGACGGGCAGCATGGAGCTGACATCCTCGATCGAGTCGACGTTCACCGCCTTCGACAAGGAGACTCGGAAGCTCGGCGCGACGATGGGCTACACCGGGAAGGAGCTGACGAAGTTCAAGAAGGAGGCCTCCGGGATGGCCTACTCGATGAACATCGGGGCGGACCAAGCCGGGAAGGCGATCTACGGCTTTGACGCTGTTCTTGGCGACGTGAAAGCCGCTGACATCCTGAAGGACATGGGGATCGACAGCGCTGCGACTTTGGCGAAGCTGGCCGAAGTCGCTGGCGTCTCCAGCGACAAGTTTTCCTACTCGTTGCTTCAGATGGGGAAGAAGATCTCCCCCAAGGATGTCTCGCAGATCACGGACATGCTCACTGCGTTCGGGACGAAGTCAGGCGACGTCACAGCAAGCCTCGGGAAGCTCGATGACATCACGTCGATCCTGAGCAAGCGCAAGATGTTGGGCGACACGCCTGAGCAGATCGCTGAATTCGGCAAGGGAATTGTCGCCACAGCAGACGCGTTCTACAGCGTCACCGGGAACGGCGAGAAGGCGATGGCAGTTGCCACGGGTCTCGCAACTGCTCTGACGGACGGCAAGCAAGGCTTCAAAGACCTCGCCGCTGGTGCGACCAGCGCCTTGCACGAGAGCACTTTGGCGTTCGCCAAGGCGGGCACCGGAATCGACGACGCGTTCGCCTCGATGAGTGAGAGCCCTGACGTCTTCCTGAAGAAGTTCGCGGGGGCGGTGGACAAGCTCGGAGCGGAAGACGCCAAAGCTGCTGTCGAATTCTTCCGCGCGCATGCATCCAAAGCCTTCGGAGAGTCAGGCAACGACATCGTCAATATGTTGCAGTCCGCTGAAGGACGTCTGGCCCTGACCACTGTGGATGTCGGCAAGATGGTGGCTGCATCTGCGAAGGCCACAGGGAAGCTCGCGAAGGACGGATTCACGACTGGCCTGACGGCTGCTGAGATGTTCGAGCGTCAGCAGCAAGGCTTCCTGCAGCGCTTCCGAGGCCTCGCGACTCAGTCGACAAATTCTTTCCTCAAAGAAACACAGTCTTCGTTCAACTGGTTCGCGACCAAGATGGAGGACGTCGCAAAGGATGGCGGTCCGCTTGGGATGGTCCTCGGCAAACTTGCGGACGTGCAGAAGTTCGGGGCCACAGCGTTGTTCCCAGCAAATATCCAAGGGCCGATGATTGCGCTTGGCAGCGCAGCGGAGGCACTGACGGGCCCTCTGGCGAAGCTCCGTGCTGCAGGCATCAACCTCACGAGCCCGTTTGGGGCTTTGTTGGGTGTGTTCGGTGGCATCGCTGCGATGTTCGCGTCGAACTTCGTCGACCTCGACAAGAAGCTACGCCCGGGTCTGAAGAAGCTGGGAGCGTCTTCTGGGGAGATCGTGGAGGCCGTAGCTCACGCAGCACTCCAGAAAACCGGCGCACAGATCATCAAGTTCATGACCACGACACTGCCGGTCTACGCGTCGAAGGCGATCAAGTTTGTCTCGAAGTTCGCGCGCAAAGTTCTCTCAGGCGGGCTCGGCGACGTAGGGCAGCTCACCGGAAACAAGGAGACTGACGCAATCCTGAATGGCTTGATTGACGTCTTCAAGGATGCCTTCGACAAAGCCTTCAAGTTCGTCAAGGAGGTCGCGAGCGGGTTCTTCGATGGGCTGATGGGAGACTTCGTTGACCCGAAGACCGCGAGCGACGGTGCGGTCATTGGCGCAGCCATCGGGGACACCATGCGGAAGGCGTTTGACTACGCGCTGGAGACGCTTGGGGACTACTTGGTTGGGTGGTGGGCTAGGATGGGCGAGATATGGGATGACCCCAACAAGACTTTCGAGGAGAAGGTGAAGGCGTGGTTTGGCGAGTCCCTTCCGCTCCTGATTGCAGGCTCAATCCTCGCTGTGACCTTTCTCGGTCCGATCACTGCTGCCCTCGTGTCTGCATTCGCGACCCTTGCTGTCACGGTGCTGAAGCTGCTTGGACCATGGATGTGGAAAAAGGCTGTGTGGCCCGCCTTGAAGTGGTTGGCCTCTCAGCTGTGGAGAGGTTTCACTGGTATTATCCAAGGCATCGCAGGAGCGATCACAGCAGCGAGTGCCATCGTCATCGCTGCGTTCGTGGCCTTCTTTGCAGGCATGTTCGCAATGGCCCAACAGGAGGGCGACACCTTCACGCAGACGTGGGACCGGATGTGGAACAACATCTTCACGACGGTCGAATGGTATGGCGATCACATCGGGAACTTTTTGTCGTACATCGGTCAGAACACCTTGACGTTCTTTGAGAACATCGGCGCCCACATCGCCAACTTCTTCATGGCTGGGTTCGACGTCGTCCACAATGCCTTCGCCGTCGTGTTCAACTTCGTTCGCGAGTACTCGAACAAGCTGGCCACCCTTATCTCTGCACCATTGACCAGCATCATCCAGACCATCGGCGACCTGCTCATCGGCCTCGGAAAGACCATCTCTGAGTCCCCCGGCTTGGCGAAGTTCTTTGGCATTGACTCTGCCACGATCGCTAACATCAAGAAGGCTGGTGAGTGGCTCCAGAGCACCAAGAAGAGCGACGTCGCTGCCGCCCTCTCAGACCCCAAGATGGAGAGAACGACCTCGACTCCTCTCGCCATCAAGGCTTACCGAGGTCTTGACGCCAGCAAGGTGCAGGGCCTCGGCGCTCGGCAGCTGGAGATGAACGGTCCTGAGAAGGTATCAGGGGCCACTGCGGCTGAAATTGCACAAGGGCGAAAAAACTTTGCCGCTTTCAGGGCCCGGACATCTGTTCCAGACCTGACTCCTTCTGGTTCTGGGGTGTTGAGCGGCAACGGAGCAGGCAACTCCGAGTGGTCGATGCTTCAGACCACGAACAAGGAAAACTCGGCGGCGCTTGTCGCTGCGGTCGAGAACCCGAAGTGGGCTGAGGAGCAGCGCGCCCGGGACGAGCGCCAGACGGCTGTGCTTGAACTCATCGCGAAGGTGCTGCAAGAAGATCGAGCCTCTCCTGATCGGGCTCGGTCCAGAGGCCCATCTCCTGCGGCAAATGCTGGGCGCGTTTCCCCTCCTGCCCGCCTCTCCCCGGCGTTGAGGTAGACAATGTCTGTCGTCGTCTCTCGCCAAAGCCGACTGCGCTTCAAGAACCTGCTCACGGTGCGGGGAGTGACCTTCTGGGAACTGGATAACCTGCCTGAGGTTCCTCTCCAGCCGTCCGACTTCTACATCACCGTCAACATCACGGATCGCATCGACAATCTCGCGTTCAGCTACTACGGCGACCCGAATCTCTGGTGGGTCATCGCGCTCGCCAACGACCTCTACCTTCTGCCAACCGACCTACAGGTAGGGGCCACCATCCGGATTCCGTCGCCAACCTACGTTGCCAGCACCCTGTTCGCCAAGAAGACCAAGCAGTAGGAGGGCGCAATGAAGACTGACTTCTCCAGCCCCTTCATGCAGGCGGCGATCCTCAAGAACCCGGGGCAGACCACCGAGCAGCGATTCTCCTTATCGGTCAACAGCAACCAATCGAACCCACAGTCCTTGTTGCCCGTCGCACTCACGGGAACGACGGGAGGCGAGAAGGATGGCGACCCGCTGTTCGCCAGCACTCTTTCCTACCTGTCATCGGTGACTGTCTCGATGGACTTGGGAGGAGTGCCGACCATCGATGTTGTCCTGACGCCAACTCTGGAAGACGCGCGGAAGATCCTCGACTCGACGCTGCTTGAATACCCGCTCAGTGCAATCGAAGTGACCCTCGGCTACTCCACAGGATCGGAAGGGGTGACATCGACGCCGCCGTTCCAAGGAATTCTTCAGCCGCCCGAAGCGAACTTCGGGACTGACGTGACCATCACTCTGAAGGGTGTCGGCACTGCAGGCTACTACCTCGGTGCCACAGGTGCGACGGGTGTAGTGGAGAAGAAGACCCGGCAGGAACACATCATCAGCCTCGTCAATAAGATGGGAGGCGAAGTCCAAACCAACACCGGGGACTGGATTCTCGACGCTGCTGCTTTGAGTGCGCTGAAAGAGGAAGTTGCACTGGTCAACGCTGGAAAATCCTACCTACACGTCATCTCGCAGCTGGCGCGTGCTTCGGGTTGTTGGGTCAACACCTTCGATGGGAAAGACGGCTTCCGAAAACTGAGACTCATTTCTCAGGTTGAGATGATGCTGCAGGCCCCCTTGGCGCTTCTCACTCTCTACGACTTCGGCGGAGAAATCGGGTCTTCAATCGCGAATCGGGCGATCTACCCGATTCTCTCCATCTCCGTCGGTGAGGGCTTGTCAGCAATCTTCCTGTCTGGATGGGCCAAGACCCTTCAGATGAAGAAGATCAACCAGACTACTCAGGAGTCTGTCGAGACCGCTGCAACCCCCAAAGACGCTACGGTATCTGGCGGAGAAGACGCTCAGACAGGCGTCGACACTACGTCAAACAAGATCTCGACGGTCGTGGCTCCCACGCAAGATGACGACTCCCCGACGGAGAAGCTCGCCCTTGAACAGCTTGCTGGAATGACTTCGCTTGGGAATTCGGTCGGCCTGCAGCTCGACATCGAAACGCTCGGGCTTCCAGATGCCATCCCCGGCAACATGTACGACGTGAGAGGAGTCAGCAAGCGCATCGACGGCTTCTATGTTTGTCACGCACTGAAGCACTCGATGTCAGCGTCTGGGTTCACCACGTCGCTCACGCTCATCCAGAACAGCCAGCTGATGGTGCAAGCGATCCTCAACAAGATCTCTCCACGAGGGAAAAACGAAAATCAACCTGTTCCGAACGCGACTGGAACAGAATCTCAGCTGCGGCTGGCGGACGTTGTTGTGGTAGAGGCTGTCGTCGAGAGCGGTGTTGAATGAGCCTGAGCTTCGAGAGCTTCTACGAGTGGCTGCAGAACTACGGCCTTGAACCACATTTGGTGTTCTACGGCACCTACTTGGCGCGCGTTACGTCGGTAACCGACCCCACGAAGCAGGGGCGCATTCAAGTCTTGTGTGAGGAGGTCGGTAACGACAACCCTCCGGACATCTGGGCGTACCCGGCGTTCGCAGGTGGCGGGCCCGATCGAGGTTGGTTCTGGCCCCCGGAGGTTGGAGACGTCGTGTGGATTGCCTATCCACGCGGTCGGTTGACAGGCCGACCCATCTACTTCGGCGGCTTCTCTGCGCAGGGAAAGCTGCCACCTGAGCTTGGCTACCCGGCGGCGGACGGCTCGGTTCCCACCCGTCGAGGCTTCGTGACCCGCATGGGCCACTCCTTCGTCCTCAACGACGAGAGCGGTTCCGAGGACGTGACGCTGACGTGGCGAAAGCCAACGGCGCAACCTGTTGGGAATGACAGCGCAGCTCGGGACGGAGACAACGCCTTCCTCCAGTTCACCAAGGACGGCGCGGTCAAGCTGCAGGCAGCGAATGAGTCGTCGGTCGTCATCGACACGGTGGGGAAGAAGATCACCATCACGGACAAGGACAACTCGAACACGATCACCATCGACGCAGGCGGGGTGACCATCAAGACCACCCAGAAAGTCGTGATCGACGGGGCATCTGAGTTTTCCGCCAAAGCCGCCGCCGTGAACCTTGGGAACCTTCCGACAGAACCCGCAGTGCTCGGGCAGCAGCTTTTGACGTGGCTCAACACGCACACCCACGCGACCGGCGTTGGGCCCTCCAGCCCTCCAGTCGCTCCTGCAACCCCGGCGTTGCTGTCGACAGTCGTGAAGGTCAAGTGAACTGTGCCTCTTGACCCTTCGGTTCTTTTCAACGCCCTGCTCAAGCTGTCGACCACGGACAAGCCTCCGGATGCGTTCACCGCAGCCAGTCGGGTCGCGTCGGCCTACCGCGAGTATGCTGCCGCCGCCTCTTCCCTTGGTTTCCCGCTGGTGACTCCGGGCCCCGGTGTGGTCACGATGGACGTGGCCCTCGGGTCGGCTTTTGCGGTGCTGCCCGGGGCTCCTCCGGTGGTCGCTGCAGGCTTCGTCTCGATGATCACCCTCTATTGGACCGGCGCCATCTTCGCAGGCGTCCCACTCCCCGGTGTGGCAGCTCCCCCTGTCCTCGCCCCCGCCATGCTGCCCATCCTGACGGCTCTCTTGGTCGTGCCGAATCCCGCCGAGGTCTACGCGACAGCCGTTGCCACTGCGCTCCACACTGCCACCTTGAGCACGCTCGTCACGTTTCCACAGCCATCTGGCCCGCCCATCATCGGGCCGGTGGTGTGAACGAGCAGATACGTCTAGGATGCAGTACCCAAGGAGGCGGACCATATGGCCCTGATGGCGTTCTACAGAGGAGTGGCTTTCCCCTTCCAGAAGGGCTCCCAGAGTCTTCCTGCTGCCACCTTCGATGACGACCTCGTCCGGATGTCTCTGCAGCAGATCCTGCAGACTCAGCGAGGCGAGCGTCCGATGCGCCCTCAATTCGGGTGCGACATGCAGCAGTACGTCTTCGAGAACAACGATGACATTCTGACGCAAATTCTCCGGTCGGAAATCTCCTCGACACTTGCGCGCTGGGAGCCTCGGGCTCGGCTCGACAACATCTCATTCACCCGCGACGAAGCATTTGTGACCGTTCTGATCGAGTACACAGTGGTCGCCACAGGGACTACTGGCGCTTTCCCAGTCGCCATTCCAACCGCCGCCCCGTAGAACGGTCCGATCCTCTAGGAAGCAGGTTCTCGTATGGCGAACTCGACAACAGCGGTCGCCGCTCTCAACAAAGTTCAGTACGTCGGGCTCGACTTCCCGACGATCTTCGATGACCTGCGCTCTGAGCTTCAGACGAAGTTTGCTGCTGAGTTCAACGACTTTGCCCTCTCCAGCCTCGCCATCATGCTGTTGGACATCTCGGCGTATGGCCTCGACTCCCTTGCGTTCTATCTCGACCGCCGTGCCTCCGACTCGTACCTCGACACGGCGCAGACTCGGAAGGCTGTGTCGCGCCTCACAAGGCAGCTCGGCTACAAGATGGGAGGCGCCGTCAGCTCATCTACCGACGTCGTCGTCAGCATATCGAACCCTGTCAACTTCACAGTCACGATCCCAGTTGGCTTCCAGTTTCTGGGCCCCAACAACCTGATCTTCGAGACCGCAGAGGCTGTGACGTTCGCCCCTCGGCAGAACTCCCCGCAGACTATCCCGATCTACGAAGGGGAGAGCCTCTCTGAGTCGTTCGTTGGCGACGGTACTGCAAGCCAAGTCTTCAACCTCCGCAACGTCCCGTCAGGGAAGAACGTGGTGCAGGGGTCTGTGTCTGTTCTCGTCAACGGTGCCCCCTACGCGGAGGCTGACTTCCTCCCCGTCACAGGTGGGCAGTTCTTTGAGGTCGGCTACAGCGACGACCCGACGACGGTTCGCTTCGGGGACGGCACGGTCGCGCAGACCGATATTCCCGGGCCGAACTCCACGATCGCTGTCACCTACATCGCCGCCACAGGGCTTGCTGGGCAGGTGACTGCGAACACCATCACGAAGGTTGCCAAGCCGCTCGTCGTCAGTTTTCAGACCATCGCCTTGTCCATCACGAACCCTGAAGGTGCGGTCGGTGGAGACAATCCAGAGTCGCTTGAACGAGCGAAGTACCTCGCGGGGCAGGTCTACAAGAGCCGCCAAGTCGCGGTGACCCGCAGCGACTACGTGGCCCTCTCCTCGGCGTTTGCTGACCCTCTCTTCGGGCGTGTGGCTGCGTCACAGGCGTACTCGACCCGCTCCGCCGATAGCGACCTTGAACTCCAGAGCCTCCTGCAGGACGTCCGCAACATCGTGGCTCCAGTGGCGACCACGGTGGACGCACAGCTGCTGGCGCTGGGCGTGGACACAGCGACCATCACGGCTGCGAATCTCACGATCACGACGGGCATCGCGGACATCGGTGTCCTCAACACGGGTGCAACGGGAACCATCACCACCACGATCTCGACTCTGAACTCCGCCAGCAATCGCGCGGTCCTTGCGAGCAGCCGTTGCAACGACGGGCTGGTCACGCTCGGGCCCATCCCGGTTGCCGCAACAGACCAACTCACATCGGCGACCAAAACAGCTTTGCAAGGGCTCTTCACGAACATCAACATCGACCTCGTGACGATGCAGTCGCAGATCGACTCGTCCGTGGTGTCCTGCGGAGACGTGCAAGACGACCTGCTTGCAGTCGGCCTCGCCCCAACGACTCCCGACTCCATCCTGCTGGCACAGACCAACGCAGTCGTCGCATCCGATGCGGCGGTCATCAACATCGACACGGTCGTCTCGCCAGCCATCACGGCAGCGGTGTTCCCCTTCGAGCCCGGTGGGATTGGTGTCGGTACCATCAACGGTACGCTCGACGAGATCGAAGCCCACGTGGATGCGATCCTGTCCGCGAACTGCTCCGCGAACCTCGTCACGGTCCCGATCCTCACTCGGGACGCGAGCGGCTTCTACGTCGCCCCCAGCCTCGGTCTCAAACTGAGCCTGCAGACCTACCTCGATGCCCGAAAAGCAGTGACGCAGACGGTGCAGGTTGTCTCGGGAGAGCGGTCCCTGATCTACGCCATCCTCGATGTCCAGATCGGCGTCCGCCCCGGCTTCAGCGAGCAAGTGGCTCGGCTTGCAGTTGAGTCGGTGCTGGACAACCTGCTCAAGAATCGACTGTTCGGTAGTTCGCTGTACCGTTCCGAGATCACTGATGGCGCGCTGACGGTTGCAGGAGTGGCCTTCGTGAACCCGACCATCGTCGGGTACCTGACAGCGGACAGCCCGGTCATCCCCCTCACGACGAAGCTGGATTCCTTCGGCAACCTCATCATCCTCGACAGCGAGGTCGTGACCAAGGACTCCTTCGTTGTAACCTCCGTCCTCTACACTGGTCCTTCCGCCGTCTAGGCGACCGAAACGAGCATCGCATGTCCACCAGTCCTCGCATGCAGTGGCCGTATCCTCGCGATGGCGAGGATCCTTGGTACTCGTCTTTTGAGGACATGGTTCGGGCTGAGGACGCCTCGGTCTTCGCGCTGCACGACGAGAAGAACATCATCCTGTCGGGCGGCGGGGTCATCTCATGGGACGCGACCCTCAACACTGTGACGTGGGCGCTGCCCATCGTCCTGAACTCCTCGCAGTCTGGCTATGCGGAGACCATCCCCGCAGGGAACCTGACGACGGTCGTGAACGACGGTGCGCTCGGGTACGTCCTTTTCCAGCCATCCCCGCAAGCCCCTGTCACCCTTGTTCTCGCGTCGGCGGACGTGCTGCCTCCGTCTGAGGTCGACAGCACCTTCGTTCTTTTCCGACGGCGTCAGAACAAACTGTACTGGCGCAACGGCCAAGTGCTGAACGACGGTGACGCACTGCCCATCATCGACGCCCCGGGCGGAGGTGGTGGTGTGACCGCTGTCACGGCCTTGGCTCCTATCAATTCAAGCGGTGGCGCCTCGCCGGTTATCTCGCTGACAGGCATCGTGCCTGTTGCGAACGGAGGGACAGGCTTGGCGGTGCCCGGTGCCGGGGGGAACGTGCTCACCTCCACAGGTGCGGCATGGGTTTCTGCACCTTCCGCAGGCGGAGGAACCACTCTGCTGACGCTCGACACGTCGCTCCTGACTCTTGGAGACGTTGCAAGAATTTCAGGGAACGGCGTCGCCTCGTCCGCGAACGCAACGGTGATTGGAACCGCACGCGCAGTCGGAATCGTCCACACCGTAGGTGGGCCCGGGGTCGGGAAGGTGCAACCGATCGCCAGCTACGCAACTGCGAACTTCATTGCTGGACTGACCTTGGCCGCAGGCGACCCGGTCTACGTCTCTCTCACCTCAGGGAAGCTCACGAATAACGTCACCGGCTTCGCACCGGGTACCGTCGTGACCGAAGTCGGCATCGTCGATGACGCCTCTGCGTACAGCAGCCCCTTGTTCCTCACTGCTTCGGTTGCCTTGTCGATCAAGGGGACTACGATTGTGTGATGTTGACTTAGGCGTAGTCTGGTATGGACACGCACCCCTCTGCTGGAGATCACATGTTGTCTGAAACTCCCATCGCCCCCGAAGTCTCTGAAGCCACCGAGACCGTCACCAACCCACCCAAGGCGATCACCCTCGCCGTTGGTGAGTCGACTCCGGTCGACCAAGCCCAGCTGGACCTCATCCTCCCCACCGAACGGCAGCTGCACCAGCTTCTCCTGAACCTCGGCGCTCACACGGAGAAGGCTCACCAAGAGTCGATCCTGCTCCAAGCAAATGTTCAAGCCGCTCGCAAGCAGTTCGAGGAGGCCATCAAGGCCGCAGGCATCGCCACCGGCCTGAACTTCAACGGCGACTTCATCTACAGCTACAACAACGAATTCCGCAGCTTCACTCGAACAAAGTAGGTTTCAGTGACCGACACCGAGAAGCACGTCTCAAAAACTATGGAGATGGGCCTCGGAGAAGCCGTCAGGCGGCTGCTGCAGGTTGAGATCCTGCGGCAGCATGGCTTGGTGAACATCTCCGACTCCATGAAGGAGGAACGCGACCTGATCTTCGCGGCCCTCAACACGCACAAGCTGCATCTCGGCTTCGACTGCGACGGCGACGACCAGCCTGACACCGTCGAGATCTTTGCCAAGAGCGCGGCTACGGCCTGCTGTCGGTTGGTCCCCATCGACACCAGCCGTGTCGCTCCGGCGGCGACTTCCCGGCGGGCTGCCCCCGCCGGAACGTCCCGGCGGAAGAAAACTGTTTCCGAGGAGAAGCTCTGATGCCTGCTCTGATCGACCTGTTGCTCTGCTACGGCCTGTGCTTCGGCTTGATGAACAAGGTCGACGTGCTCCGCAAGGTGAACTTCTTCGACCGGATGCTCTCGTGCTCGTACTGCACGGGATTTCACGCAGGTTGGCTCGGGTGGCTCTTGGCTCGGGTCATCTATGGGCTGCCCGTGAGCCCCTCGATGCCTCTTCCTGAAGCGTTGGCAGCCACCTTCGGTCCTGCAGCAATCTGGGCGTTCGCTTCGGCAGGATTCTGCTACGTTGTGGATGTCATTTCCCAGCTCGCCGAGGGGTGGGTTCCTCGCGAGAAGTGACTGACTGGAGCCTCCATGCAGCCGCTGCTTCTCCCTGCGAACAGCCTGACGATCATCCGGGGCACGACCAAGAAGCTCCAGATGGCCGTCACAAAGCCGGACGGCACGCCCTACGACATCACGGGGGGTCGAGTGATCCTCACGGTCAAACAGGCCCTGAGCGACGACCTGCCCACAATCCAGAAGCGGTCGAACGTCCCCAGTGAAGCGGCCATCACGATCCCGCGTCAAGGAATCGCTGAGTTCTACTTCGTTCCGGCGGACACGCAGGGCATCGCGCCCTGCACGCTCGCGTTCGACGTCTGGCTCATCACAGCGTCCTCAGAGCGGTACAACGTCGTCCCCCGCAGCTCCTTTGTCGTTCAACCCGGTGTGACCTTCCTGCCTCTCTGATTTTGAGGACCATACGGACCCGCAGTAGTCCAGAGGAACGCTCGGTAGTAGGGTACTTCGGATCCGATGGAGGTTTGCAGTGGGTGGATTCGGAAGTGGACCTTTTGGACAGAGCCCTACAGGGCAGGCGGATTGGGCGCGCAACGTCCTCTTCGACACGATTCCGCAGGTCTATCAGAAGGTTGACGCCGACAACGGTCGCCTGCTGGAGCGTCTTCAGGAGGGGCTGTTCCCGTCCTTCGACAACCTTCGCGAGCACATCCGCCAGTTTGGTGACCTCCGCGACCCTTTTCTCGTGCGGACGGCGTGGTCGGACTTCGAGTTCCTCACGCTCGGGAAGCAGATCATCCCCACAGGGGCGATCGAGCAGACAGGGGCACAGGCCCGCGTTTTCTCGTCCGGCACCTTCACGGCGCAGGACC